TAAGAAGTATGCAGATTCAAATACAACTTTTATTTTTTTAGAAGGTTCTTTATATCCAGATTTTCTTACTAACCTAGAATAATCATATATTGTACTTCTTTGACCATTATCAAAATCAAACTCATCAGTAATATTGGGTGAACCTAGTGTGATGGCAGAAACTGTTGCTGTAATTCCAGACTCTTTAAACTTAATAACTTCACCAGAAAGTGGTTCTATATTGTTTAGAGCAATATAATTAATAGTTCCATCATCAACCTTTCCAATATAAACACCAACAAACTTGCTGGACTCACCAATAAATTCCTCACCATCCAACAAATCACCAGTCTTAGCAGTGTCGCTATTAATAGAGAGTAATGAAAGTCTTGGGAAAATTACATCATTTGCATTAGATGACTCAAAAATACCATATATTTTGGTTACATCAGGAACACCCAATGAAATCTCATCATCCTGAACTCTGGTTCCATAGATATTGCCATAAGTAAGACCATCGTTTAAGGTTGTTGCTCCAACACCAGAAGATGAATACTTAGAAGAATCTAAAGAAAGAATATTTATTTTCTGTTTTGTCTTAACTTTTTCTTTAACATTGATCTTTCTAAGAGTAGCAATTAGTTTTGCAGGACCAAGACCCTCCAAACCATTAATTGTTAATGTCTGAGATCCATTTGTAAATACAAACTTATCTGCACTCAAAGCTTCTGTGCTTCCGTCAGTTCTTACTAAACAATAATTTTCTTCATCATATGGTAAAAATGTTTCATTTCCACTTCCACTATTGATAGAGTTTGAAGAACCATTAGTAATTGTAACATCAAATTCTTTTCTTATAACAAGATTTGCATTTGTCAAATCTACATTTGATACCTTATCTTTAGGAAGAGTGGTATACAATGTATTGTCACTAGAGAACTGATATGAAGAACTTAATATTCTAAAATCAGATGGATTGATTACTGATGTTGGCAATGCACCATCATTCACTCCAGTTACTGATGTAACAGCATTAAGAACTAGTGAGTGTTGAGATACAGTCGCAACCTTCGCATATGATGGATCGGTTGAACCTGGATTTGTATACTGTACAATGTTTCCAACAGTAGTAATACCAGTGAAGAACTTAGTAGCATTTGTACTTGTAACAGTAGAAATTCCACCACTAGCAGGAGTAATATTAACCTCACCAAAAGTAGAGTGAACACTCTGTTTTACGTCAGCATTAAATGTATTAGCAGTTCCAACTGTTCCATATAATGATTTTATATCACTAGATGAATATGAAGTTGTTAAACCAATAACATTACCTTCTTCAATACCATTGAATATTAATTGCTCACCTTGTATAAATTTTCCATTGACGTTATATGCGGTCATTGCTGTACCAGCATTAACATCATATCTTAGATAACCAGTAGCTCCACTAGACTTGCCTTTAACATGCTGTGGAAGAGTCTTAGTTACTGCAGTATTGGCAGTTATATTAGTATATGTTTGAACATCATATAGAGAAATATCCCATGTATTGACATTGGGATTTACAGCATCATATGATCCAGATTCTAAAGCAAAATCATAAACTCTTGCTAATCCAATTTCTTTACCTGCTGCAGTTGTAGATGTTACACCAATCCTAGCATCTCTTAGACTAACAGTATAATCAGTTCCTATTCCTATCTTAGGAGATCCATTAACTCTATTCAATCCAAAACTTGGACCTGTATAGTAGTTTAAACTTTGATTTTTTAATAATTTGGATGTTCTTGGTTTGTCAAAATCAAGAAACTGGTTAGTTGGTATATTTACCTCATAACCTTTTACATATGCTTTACCTGGAGAAATCTTATAAGTTGCAAGATTCTCGGCTGGAACACTATTATTATATGTTAATTGATCCGAATTGAATATTCCCTTGTTTCCTTTATAATCATTTAAAGTTTCTTTAGGTTGAACATTAAATGGAATGACATAATAATCACCAGATTCGTCGTATGTTCTTCTTGCAAATTCTTCTTCTAACTTATTATACTCTGGATTTATCTTCTGAGAAGCAATAACTCCTTCTCTAACTTCCATTAACTCAATAAAGTTGGATGCTTGAGTAGAGTTTACATTTTTCTTAGTTAAGATTGCTCTTATTTTTAACCTATCAGCACCAGGCGCAGTATAATTATTAAATGAAGATGCATTATCAGTTAAATCATCATCAATATCTGAATTTATAATTTCCTCTAAAACTTCTAATCCAATTTTATATGTTGGAGTTGTGCTATATGGTTCTAATATAATAGACTGTTCTGGGATATCTATAAAATATCCTCTTACAAAATAAACACCTTTAGATAGAACACAACCAGATCCATAAGAAGTGGGAAGACTGGCAGTTGTTGTAGCAACTCCTTCTCCTTCTTGAATAATAACGTTTTGATTGGATATTTGTCGTTCAATTAAAAGAGTTTCAGATGGTGCAAATACTGCAGTTTCTCCATCAATTGCAGGATCCAAATACTCTACAAATAAAGTATATGGTTCACCAGGAAAAGCATTTAAATTAAGATATGCTTTTATTTTTGCCCTTACTCCAGATTTGCTACCAACTACTCTTGCTTCTAATAAATCATCAATATACTGAGTAACTGCTACACCAGAATAAGAAACATTAATTCTTACTACAGGATATGCATTGTTATATTTTAGTCCACCACCAGTTACTGAACTACCGTCTTTGAAAATATGATTTCCAAAACGTTCAACTTGATTTTGTAGAATTGACTGTAAACCAGTTAATTCTCTAGCCTGAACAGGAAATCCAGGTTTAAATAAAACCTTGTAATAGTTGTCAGACGGATTATAATCGTCAAAGTAAGGTGCGACGTTGAGATTAGTTTCCTGTGGCATGATTCTTTAGAATTGCAAAATGACTTTGATATCTTCTTTTTGGTTTAAAGACCTAGTGATAGCAGGTCTATTATCAACATATATTACATTTCCAGAGTATTTCTTAACTTCTGGATTAGCCACACCGAGGGTAAATGACTGACCAAGGTTATATGTTCTATTATTTATTGAGGTAGTATAACCAGTATAGGAAGTATCAATTCCTAAATTGGTGCTTCCACCGTAAATGGTAACAGTTCCACTAGAAGCAGGTGTTGCTGTAAACCTATGCAATTCAAATCCATATGTTGGATCTGTTTTTAATGAACCATCACTATTGAATCCAACAAGACTCTTATCTTGCCAGTATTTCAATACACCAGTATTTTGATCATAAGAGATTACTCTTCCTACAGCAGTAGATCCTAAACCAACTGTTTGGGTGACAAAACTATCTGCATTAAATGTTGTTGTACTGTATCCAGAACCAACCAATTTTAATGCATAAGCTGCACTAGCTTTATCTAAATTTAATTTTGCAACAGATCCAAAAGCATCGGGATTTTCAATTACACCGACTCTTGCTATTTGGTTTCCAGTTACAAAATCAGGATTCTCAGTATCATTCTCAATTCTAGAATAAACTAGAACTTTATTTGCACCCAATTCACGATATATATCTGCACCATGTCCACCTTCTGGTGGGATAATAACATTAAAAATAGGAGCAGTGCTTCCTGTAGGAACATTACCACTGACTAGATCTACAGTTCCGTATGTATAACCAGATCCACCTTTGGAAACAGTAACTGTATCCACTTTAGAATCATTATTAACAACAACTGTGCATTCACCACCAGATCCGTCACCAAAAATAGGTACTCTAGTATAAGTTCTATTAGCAGTTCCTAAACCAACTCCCCTATTAACAACAGTAACTATTTTTAATTCACCACTAGTAGATGCATGATTTCTAACCGATGCATCAGAAGTATTAGTATCCCAGTCTGTTGGAACTGGCATAAAATTAGTAGAATCAAATTTTACAATATCACTTGGTTTAATAGTGTACAGATATTTCCAAACATAACCATCACCACTATCACCAGCAGATCTAGGTTCTAAATCAGTAAATGTTGGTTGATCTAGTGAAGGTCTTCCACTTGGATTTTCTGGATCAGTTCCGTTTTGCAAACAGACATAAACTTTAAAATCTTCATTTACGATATAATAATTAGCAGAATATAAATTAGTTGCACCAGAAGGTTTCGATGTGTTTGTTCTACTAATATCTCCTCTGTACATATCATATGTTGTGCCAGAAATCCAAGCAGTTTTATTAACTACTTGTCTTACATCACTAGGAGAAATCTTTTTCAAAGCGACCATTGTATCCCAATAATCATCTTCTTGCTCAAAACTATCTTTGGGAGCAGGAGGATCTGTATCCCAATTAGTCTGATAATCACTAGGATTAGGAAGACCAACAAAAGAATAATATGAATTAGTAGTTGAAGTCACACCAGAAATAAAATTTCTAGCATTCAAGATTCTAAGCTGATCAGTTATAATGGCGGACATTTGGGATTTTTTTAGTTATTTATTCGTTATAATTAGTGGATTTCAATGGAACCACTCTTTCAACAATTGGTGAAGTGGAAATGCCCAATAAACCGTTGTTGTAAGAATTGAAAACTTTGTTTTTCGATCTATTATTTATGGAGATTCTACCCCAAGAATAATCACCGAATATTTCACTATGACCTAAACCAGTAAGTCCATTATAATCTTGAACACTTACTGTAACTTTCGCAACGTAAGTTTGTCCTATGGCAACAGCATTTGTTTGACCAATAGAGACAGATGCTACTTCATATATATTGTCCAAGAAACTGCTTCCTGAACCAACAACAGCACCAGCACTATTTAATGAAGTAACTCCGTTGCCAATATTAGAATTGGATACTACGAAATAATATCCTGTCTGTATACCACTTACAGTGATAGCAGTTCCTACAACATCAGAATCCCTGAATAAAGAATCACTAGGAAGTAATAGATCAAATACGATTCCAGTGGTTACACCGACAGTAGTAGTTGATACTCCAGATATTGTACCAAAATCACCAGTATAGGAAACTTGAGTTACTTCCTCCACATATCCAGAAGTCTTAGGATCTGCTATTAGAACTACAGGTGGATTGGAAGAAGTATATCCAGTTCCAGCTACAGTTACACTAATAGAAGTAACTATACCAGCAGTGATAGAAGATGTAGCAGATGCTCTCAAACTAGATGCCGTGCTCACAGGATTTCCAATAGTTACTGATGGAGCACCAGTATAACCAATACCACCATTTCCAATTACAATAGAACTGATAGTTCCTAATCCAGAAACTACAGCAGTAGCAGAGGCAGAAACCACAGAATCTTGTGAGATGATTCTTATACTGTTATTATTAGTTTGATTTTCCTTAGAGTTATCAAAGAAAGTTCTGACATTTTCAACAAAAGCAATTGTAGAACCAAGACCAAGTGGTTGAATCAAATTAGTGTTTGGATAGATTAAAGGCTCATATAAATTTCTGGTTTTAGGAACAGAAACTCCATCAATGAATCTATCTTCAGTCTGTCTAGACCACGTTACAGGTCTAACATATGTTTCATTTTCATTGATTCCTCTTCCACCGTAAGTATTTGTGTCAACACTATCAGTAGCATTTATCTTAGTAACTAATCTATCATCTTGTCTATATCTTATCTCTTCACCAGTCAACTTAATAATATCACCAACCTTAACTTGCTCCAATATATCAACTTCTCTTACGTCAACTGCACCTGTTCCTTGATAGAATAGTAACTTAATCAAATCACCAACTTTAGGTGCTTCAGTAAATTCTATAAAACTTCCTCCATCAAAGATATAACCATCACCAGGAATCTGAAGGATATCATTAATAAAGACTAATAAAGTATCTTGAACTTTAACAGGAGAACCAATTCTAGATTTAATTGTTTTCTGAACTCCATTTAACTTGATAGCAAATGTTCTAGTGTTTCCATCAAACAAATTACTAAAGTCATCTAAAACTAAGAAGTCACCTAAAGTCCAACCAGCAAAGGTATTAGTTTGAGTTTTTTCTATTGTAAGTTGGAATTCTTTGAATGATGCACCAAGAGTAGAATCAGTTGGTATTCCAACAGTTCCCCCTACTCCTATTGTTAGAACTTCTTCTTGACCATAACCAGATCCTTGATTGTTGATAACGAAGTCTATGACACTACCTGCAGCACCTACAACAATGTCTGCAGTAGCTTCTGTTCCAACTCCAGAAGTTCCAGTATAAACTAATGGAATATCTGTGTATGAAAGAGGTGCATCAAATATAACATCGGGTGGATTGGTTGAAGTATATCCAGCACCAGGATTTGTGATCGCAACACTAACAATGTTACCATTGCTAACAGCAGCAGTACCAATAAACTGAATGTTAGGAATACCAGTACTTAGGGTTTTGACTGAGACATTAACTGTAGTCTGAATTCCAGATCTATATCCAGAACCACTATTTCCAATAGAAATAGAACTAATTGTTCCAAGACCAGAAACTACCGCAGTAGCACCAGCAGCAACTAAAGGTTGATATCCCAATCCTTGAGTAGATCCAACTGATATTATAATTCCTCCAACAGGAACACTAGCAGTATTTGGATCGGCTGATACTGAAGAAGCAGTTCCTGCAAACTGAATACTAGTAATACCTGAGTTTTCGGATAAAGTATAGTTACTAACTACATTAATTGGATCACTATACCTAGATGGTCCTTGAGCAATTTGATTGATTAATATAATGGCATTATCGGAAGATATTCCAGTAACATTTGATCCACCAGATGTTAAAGTAAATTCAGTGCTATATCCAGTAAATCCTGAAGATATATCATCAAAGATAAAGTTTTT